CATGATTACAGTGGATTCAACAGTTATTAAATTAACAGTGGAAGGTGGAAGTCTTTCCGATTGGAATGGGGCTAATGGTATTGTTGCTGGAACGGAACATAATGGAAAATGGTTATTGGTAAATAGCAAAGGATTAATCTTTTCTATAGATTTAGATCAACTATCACCATCACCAAAAGTAATTAAAGAAGAACCAATAGTTGTAGAAGCAAAACCAATGGAACCAAAGGAACCAATAAGAACTACGCCTAAACTGCCAACACAAAGAAAACGATATGCCACAACAAAATCAAGGTCTAACAGTAGCCAAGAATAAAAATGGTTTCACTATAGCCAGAGTACATTATTCGGCTGATCCAGAGAAAGCAAAACAGGAATGGATAGCGAAAGAAAAGAAAGGTATGCCTGATTGGGCTTGGCGTAAGGAGTTTGAGATGGACCCATACGCTGCGAGTGGTAAACCTGTATTTCCTGAACTACCTCGTTGGGCTGAGTATATTTATAAACCAATAAATCATGTAGTCAAAGATGGAATTATTCCTTCATGGTGGCCTCGATATGCTGGATTTGATTGGGGTGGTTCTAATCCCAGTGCATTTGAGTTAGCAACGATATCTCCTAATGGAACGATTATATTCTACTGGGAATATTATAGGGCGAAACAGAAACCACAAGAAATTAACACTGCTATCCAAGCACATCCAGACTGGGAAGATTTAGTGTTTATAGCACACGATCCTTCTATGAGAACAATGTTACAGTGGGGAGGTGGTGTTGGAAAAGGTGATAGAGAACAAATAAAAACGCTTGGTGATATGTTTACTGAGTTTGGTTGGCCTTTAGTTTCTGGTCGTGCTGGTGATGATGTCGCTTTTGCTCAAGCATTGTATAAAGCATGGCAGAATTTAGAAGACCCCAAAGTAGTTATTACTCATGCCTGTCCTAAACTATGGTGGGAACTAAACCATTTAAGGCATGATGAGTTAAATCAGTCTCAGGTTATGAAAAAGAATGAACCTGAACGTATCGTACAGAAAGATAACCATGCGTTTGATGCCATAAAATATTTAATACAGACACACCCTGCTGGACCAGATGGTGCAGAAATATGGGATAGTATGACTAAGGAACAGAAAGTAAAGTATCCAAAGAAATATCGAGATGAGGAAGAAGTATATGATCCTTATCTAGGAGGATTAACTTGATAGAACTTATATTGTCTGTTTCATTTAGCTTTGTTTGTCTTTGTCTTCTTATTTTAAAAGAAAGAGAGAGGGAAAAAGACAAGAAAAGTCATTTTAATATACAAAAAGAATTATTAGATAGGATTATGTCTAGGGATTATGGAGAATATTCTGCTACACAAAATCCAGTAAACTCAAACGAAATTAATACCGATAATTGGACTACTTCGGAAAACGAAACTTCTATTTATTTACAGGCATTGGGAGAGGATTTACCTCCAAACTTTATGTCTGATTACAGTACAAATAAAGGTGATGTAGATGGCAGAGGATAAAATCACGCTTGATCCAACTACTCCTAGAGAGTTGCAAGATGAAATAGACCACACCAAAACAGAAACTGGTGCGATGTCGATGGTGCAGGAAGAATGGGAAAAAGGAATGAATCGTTTACAGCCTTATCACCGACAATGGTTTTTAAATACAGCTTATTTACTTGGATTCCAACATTTAGTATGGCATCCATCAAGAAATAGGCTATGGCTACCTCCTTCTAGGAGAAGGCAAGTTCGCATGACATCAAATCTCCTTATGTCAGCGTATAGAATAAATTTATCTAAACTTTCTGGTTTTGATACATTAGTTAGCGTTTTACCTAATTCCAATGAACAAGAAGATGTCGATGCTGCACGATTAGCCCAAAAAGTATGGTTTCATATAAAAAATGATGTTCGGTGGAGGTCCTTAAAGAGAAGGCTACTTGGTTGGGTCTTATCTTGTGGAAATGGTTTTTTATCTGTGGAGTGGAACCCAAATGCAGGTCAAATGTTATCTCAAGTTCAAGAAGAAGAAGTGGAACAAATAAGAGTAGACGAAGAAGGAAATGAAGTTTTTGACCAGTTTGGTAATCCAGAAATGGAAATGAGAACCAATGTAATTGGCGTTGAACAATTTAGAACTGGAAAAATTTCCATGAAAGCTTTATCTCCATTTTCTGTTGTTCCAATAGGAAGTGGAACAGAATTGAAGGATTGTGATTCAATTATTGTCGGAGAATGGTTGTCTTTGGAAGAAATACGAAGACAGTTTCCAGACAAAGGAAAATATGTAACACCAGAGTTTAGAGATACAGCATCTACGTTTGAAAAGTTTTTAGATGGATTAGTATCTCCCACAACATCACAAATAAATCCACAGGGAGCAAGTGGAGAACCATCTGAAAAAGGAGCAGTAGTAAAAAGATATTGGCAAAAGTCAACACCAGAATTTCCTGACGGAAGACTTATTATTTGTGCTAATAATGTAATGTTATTTATGGGAGACAATCCCACTCCCAAAAATAGAGATGGAGATAATCCTATCCCTATAACTCATTACAGAGAAATAGACGTTCCTTTTCGATTATGGGGAAGAAGTTCTATCGAAGATCAAATACCAGATCAAAAAGCGTACAATAAAGCATTATCTATTATATTAGAACACCATTCGTTGTTTAAAGGAAAATGGGTTGTTCCAAGAGGAGCACATCTCAAAGAATCAAACCTAGACTCCTCTGCCGATGAAGTAGTCGAAGCAATACCTATTGCTGGACAAATGCCTCATATGATTAATATACACCCCCCTACACCAACTTTGTTTAGCGTGTTAGAAAAACATAAAGAAAATATGATGGAACAGTCTGGTGTAAGGGAAGTATCAAGAGGTGCATTACCAGCAGGTGCAAGAAGTGGTGTAGCAATTCAGTTGTTGCAAGAGTCAGACAACACACAAATAGGAACTACAGGAATTGACGTTAGAGAAAATGATGCAGAAGTAGCAAACTTGGCATTGTTGATAGCTTCAGAAAGAATGGTAGTTCCACAAAAAATTCAAATTATAGGGAAAAATAATGAAGTTGATGTTGTAGATAATTTTACTGGAGATATGTTGCGAGGAAATACACAAGTTATCGCAGCAGGTTCCAATGTTCCATTTAGTTTGGTTGCAAAAAAAGCAGAAATATTAGATATGGAACAAAGAGGTGCATTTATTAATCCAGAAACTGGCAGAACCGATTGGCGTACTGTCATGGAGTTATTGGAATTTGGACAAACACAAGATGTATTTTCTGAACAAGCACTTGATGAAGCACAGGCAGAAACTGAAAACAGGGAAATAATTTCTGGAATTATGCCTATTGCAAAACGATATCAAGACCATGAATTGCACGTTAAAATACATAACCGAAGACGTAAAGCTCCAGAATATATAGAAATGATTAAGCAACAACCACAGATAGACCAACTTTTTGAACAACACCTGCAACAGCATGGTGCATTTTTAACTGAACAAATCCAAGCAGCAAACGCTCAAGCTATGGCTGCTCAAATGGGAGGCCAACAAGGTGGGGCCATCCAAGAAGAAGTTCAAGACGATCAGTTTGCTACCCCTGACGAGGGAATACAGCAAGGAGGCCCAATGTAATGCCAGATAAACATGGAACTTGGTATCATAGTTATTCAACTGGTCCAATTACAGTACCTACAGCGACAGCGATATTTATATCTTCGACTGTAACCAATGTAAATGGTCCAAATCCAAAACAAAGAATACATCAAACTATTTTAGATAGAGTGATTATTTCTGCAACTGCAACAGCAGCACAGGTACAACTTAGTGTCGGTGGTACTGCGATACTGCCTACATTGATGCTAAACACAGCAACAACAATAGATTTGAAAGACCTTAACATTGTTTCAACTGCCGATATTGCTGTTCATGGTTTAGTTGGAGCAGGAACTATCTACGCCCAATTTAGACGTAGTGGAAACTAACTATATTAGGAGAGCAACATGGCAGAACAAGATCAAACCACAGATATGGGAACTCCTCAAGAGGAACAATTCCAAGATGTAGGAGATCAGAACATCGGTGAAGTACCTGCCGATACAAGTGATCCGAACTCTTTAAAGTTAAAAGTAAGTGGTAAAGAGGTAGATTGGGACATTAATGACCCTCGAACAACGGAACTATTACAAAAAGGTTATCATTATTCTCAAGAGATGGAGAACTTAAATCAACAAAAGCAAGGCCTAGACGATTGGGTCAATCAGCAGGCCGATGCTAGAGCTCAACAACTTGCCTATCAGCAGCAGCAACAATCGCAAGAAGATAGGTATAGAGAGTTGGAGGAAGAAGACCCATACGCTGCTCAAATCCAAAGGTTACAGGATCAAGTGGCAAACGTACAAAAACAGGTGCAACAGGATACCTCTCAATTGAAAAATCAGGTAGCCCAATCTGCTTGGGAAACAAAGAAAGCAGAGTTCGCTAAACAAAATCCAGATTTACAGGCTGGTGATTGGGATACGATTTACGCTAAAGTGGCCCTCGGAACACCAATGGAAACTGCTGTAAATGAGAGAGCAAGTTATGTAAACTCATATAAACAGCAAATTATATCAGAACACACTAATAAACTTAAACAGAACTCTAGTTTGCCCCCTGCATCTGGAGGTGGATCAGGAGCACCGATTCCTTCCAGCGAAGAAAAGAAATATACAAACTTTTCTAGTGCAGACCATGTAGCTGATTTGAAGGCGTATATGGATCAAATGGAACAAACAGAGTAAGGAGTAAGCTATGCCAGCAACAACTACCACATTTGATGCGGTGTTGAAGGACTGGTTTCTAGGAAAAGTACGAGATACACTGAATGAAAAAGTAACAATGTTTGATATCGCTAACGCTTCTTCTGAACGTGTTGGTGGTAGAAGACTTGTTTATCCTGTGCACGTTGGCAGGAACTTTGGTGTAGGTACTAGATCAGAACGAGGAACTTTACCTACTGCACAAAACGAAGTCTATGTAACAGCCACAGTATCGCCAAAATATTGGTACGGTCGAATTGAAGTTTCCGCACAGGCTATGAAACAGTCTCAAGGAGATAGAGCTGCTTTTGCAGAAGCTATGTCTGAGGAAATGGATAGAATGACTCGTAACAGTAGAAAGTATTTCAATAGAATGCTTTATTTTGGTAGTCGTGGTGATTTATCTACAGTTGCTTCTGACCAATCTTCGGTCAATACCACAACTGTCAATGTAACTTCATCT